CTCATGGTCTTCCCAATGATCATGCCCTTCGTGAACTCCATCTGAGGCGCTGTCAGTGGTTTGGGTCTGGTGTATGCATCCACTCCCTTTGGTCTTCCATCTGCTCTCATAGGCGGTGCATCTGCGTGAGCGGCTAACCGTTCCGCTTCGCTCAGGTCTGCCTCATCCAACCAGCCCTCGCCGTCATCCATGTCCACGGCCTCCAGTGCCGCCATCAGTTCGTCTTTGCTTGCCCGTCCCGGCTTTCCTGAATCGCTCATCGCAGTTCCCCTGTAGTTTCATCCAGCCTGTGCGTTTACACAGTGCCGTTCTCATTATCCACAGCCTGTGGACAACGTCAAGTTATCCACAGCCCCCTGTGGACAGTGTGGATAACCTTGTCCACACCTTATCCCCAGCTTTATTCACAGCCTCTCTTTTGTGTACCGCAGTGCTACTGTAACCATCGAATGTAAGCGCGAACTGTATAAACATACATGGCTCTAGAATCGATTTAAACAGGCCTTCCAGCGATTCTGACCCTTACCCGCCACTACCCCCCTAGGAAGTCATTTGACCCCCCTTGCTGGCCTTCCTAGTCAATATCAGTACTTGCTTATACTTAACGAAAGTACTCAGTTTCATGTGAGTACTTTTTAGTCCAACTCACCAGAATGCTCCCGACATATATAGATACACATCATCTGGCAGTCACCCTGTAGACCCCCTCACCATCAGCACCCAGCACCTCATCATCTGGAGTACCCACACGATTTACTCAGGTATTGTTTGACAGGTGTTTACACACTAGTGATATCATTCGTCCATGCACTAGCAATGGTGCGGTGAACGGCCCACGGTAAGGTCGGTCTGAGGCGAAACCCAAGGGAAGCTTGGGAGCAAGTCAGACAGGGTTCAGCCCTGTAGCTGTCCACTGTGACGCTAGATAAAACATCCCATATGTGATGCCAATGTGATGCCCATGCTGTGGGCATTGCAGTGCCATCCCGCACATTACTGGAGAGACACCATGCAACTCACCCTGACCTACGTTCAAGCCCACTGCCTTGCCATGCTCAAGGCCGCCCAGCGCAACTTCAACAAGAACCCCAACAGCACCCACTTTGAAGTGCTGACCCATGCCATGTTGGCCCACCAGCAAGCCCAGCACATCACCCGTGTTCTCCGCACAAAGGACGACATCAACTTGATGCTTGCGCAACTGTCCGCCCTGCCGCTGGGCGACTGGCCCGACCTGATCGTTGAACGTGCCACTGGCCTGACCATCCGTGCCGTACTGACCGCCGCCTGATTTCAGCCTGATGCCCTACGGGGCATTGGAGTGCAATCCGTTTAAACACCTGAAAGGAACCTCATGCCTACCATTACCCTGCGCCGCAAAGACGGCTCTGAAATCGAGACCGTCAAGTCACACCTGCTGGTCTGCCATGCTGGGTCTGTGACCCACACCCTCCATCTGCACCGGGATTCCCTCGGCTTCTGGGCAGTGTCTGACCCCCGCTCTGGCGGCAAGGTCTTGCACGTTGTCGGGCAGTTCAAGGGACTGCCTGTTGCCAGCAAGGGCATGACCCTGCGTGAGATCAGAGGCTCTGCCCATGCCCAGATCGAGGCGCTCATCGAGCGTGTCGGAGCCGAGCGTTTCAACGCCATCTTGACCCCCCTCATTTAAACTGTGTACAATCACTAGCACTGGAGAATTGATATGACAACTGCTAACCGTGAAGACTGGCTTTCAGCCGCCGTCTCTGAATTGCGCCCCATCTTTGATGCTGTGGGCAAACCCCTGCCAGCGAACGTTCGGGTCACCTGTGGTTTCCCGTCCAACGCCAAGCGCTCGGGGGCCATCGGTGAATGCTGGGCAGACACCGCCTCTGCTGACCAGACCTTTGAGGTTTTGATCAGCCCTGTGCTGGATGACCCCTTGCGGGTGTTCGATGTGCTGGTGCATGAACTCTGCCATGCCACCGCCGGGGCCATGAACCACGGTGTCAACTTCCAGCGTGTGGCCTGTGCCATGCACCTTGAGGCGACCCCCGTCAAGGGCTGGAAAGCCACTGCCCGTGGGCCTGAATTCCTGTTGACCTTCGGGTCAATCATTGACTCGCTGGGTGCGTACCCTCATGCCGCCCTGACCATGTCCAACCGCAAGGTGCAGACCACCCGCATGCTCAAGGCGGTGTGCCCGTCCTGTGGGTACACCGTGCGCCTCACCTCTAAGTGGGCCGCTCTTGGTCTGCCCTCTTGCCCCGTTGACTCTGACACCCTTAACCTTTCTTAATGGAGACCTGCCATGACTGACCTGCAAATCAAAATCGAAATCCTGAAACTGCCCATCGGTGTGGTGCTGGGTGCTTACGCCTTGCGGGGCGTTGGCACTTTCACCGGGACACCCGCTGAGCAGAAAAGCAAGGCCGCCGACTTTCTGGTGTCTTGCATTCGGGCCAACAACCTGACCCTTGATGATGTCCGCAAGGCCACACCCTTGGCCCCCGTTGTCGGCCCATCGGTGGATGTGTCTGCCATCACTGCAGTCGCCAACCGTGCCGAGACATCGGCCCTTGACGCACACACCGCCATCAGCAAGGTCACCGACATCTTGCGGGACATCACAACCCGATTGGATCAGGAAGCCCACTACCGCCGCACGGGCCTGACCGAGGTCAAGGATTCCCTGTCAACCCTCGAGCACAAGGTGGGGCAGGTTGCCATTGATGACCGTAGGGTTGCCGATGCAGTCGCCAAGGTGGTGGCTGATGCGTTTAAACCATTCGAGCAAGCAGTGAAAGCCGCTGGCGCTCAGGCTGTGGTCGCAGACCTTGCATCTGTGCGAGTGGTGGATGTCAAGACCTGCTATGACGCCTTCGGTGTCGATGTGGTGGATCGTCTGGGCAACCCCTTGAACGTGGACATCTGGAATGACCCAACCGCCCCGGCGGTTGACCCTCACTTCATCTGGACTGCTGACATTCTTCAGCACCTGATCCTGTCTCAGGATACGGGCGAGTCGGTGTGGTTTGGTGGGCCAAAGGGTACGGGCAAGTCTGAGACCGCCCGTCAGTTTGCCGCTGTTACGGGCCGTGCGTTTAAACGCATCAACTTTCACAAGTACACCAGCGCCGAGGACTACATCGGTGCGGTGGGTCTCGAGAATGGTCAGACCGTGTTCAAGCGTGGTGACTTCCTGTCGGCCTTCACGCACCCATCGTGCGTGATCCTGCTGGATGAGGTGACCAACGCTGACCCCGGCGAACTGGCCCCGCTCAACGGCTTCTTGGAGCCCAACAGTGCTGTCTCTTTCGGTGGGTCTGTCCAGACCCGTGCCCCCGGTGTGCTGGTCTTTGCCGCCGACAACACGCTGGGCAACGGTGACGATACAGGCCGCTACGCTGGCACACGCCAGATGAACTCGGCCCTTGTTGACCGCTTCGCCCGTGTGGTGCAGTTTGACTACCTGCCACTCGACTCCGAGGTGGAAGCTTTGGTGCGCCACACTGGATGCCACCCAAAGCTTGCCGAGCATATCCTCGGGGCGGTGGGTGTGGCCCGAGCCAAGGTGCAGACAGGCGAGGTGATAGATGCTCCCTCCATCCGCTCTGTGATTGCTTTCATCAAAGCCCTGCGTGTCTTGCCAATCGACAAGGCATGGGCCGCAACCATTGCCGCCCGTCAACCAGCCGAGTCCCTCCCGGGCTTGTCTGCCATCTATGCGTCTTGCATCAGCGAGACCGTCATCAACAACTACCTGTGAGGTTCACATGAACATCGAAACCATTCTCTCTCGCCCCTCTGTCCGAGGTCTTGAATTCCGTCTCGGCATCGAGGCTTACGCCCACAAGGTGGGGTCTGCCCTTGGTCTGCGCAGTGTGAAAGTCATCTGGAGGGCAGACATCCAGACTGCTGGCATCAATGACAACGGCGACTTGTTCCTGTCTGGTGTGCCTGATGATGCAAAGGTCAGCCGTGCCTTGGTGGTCAAGTACGCCGCTTATGTGGTGCATGAACTGTTGCACCACAAGTACACCCACTTCGGGGCGCAGTCTTCCGAGCAGTACATCCGCACCTTGCACAATGCAGTGGAGGATGGCTGGATCGAGAACACCGGGATTGCCTCGGGTCTGCTGGGCAACATCGGCCCCCTGCTGGGCGAGATGATCGACACCATGACCCGTGAAGCTTTGGACACGGTCAAGGACTGGAACGATGCCCGTCAGTACCCCTACATCTTGGCTGTGCATTGCCGTTCACACGCCACTGTCAAGTGCCCCACCAACCCTGCGCTGGCCCCCATCTTTGATGAGGCCGCACGGCGGTGCTTGTCTGCCACATCAAAGATGGGGGCCAG